CAGTGAAGATTTCTAGGCTGCTTGGACGGTCAGCGAATTCCTTTTCCAGTACGCCATCGTGGTAGAAGTTCCCATGCCCAAGTTCCATGGCGATGAATGTGAAGACGGTGCCGACGATAAGGTTCTGCCAGTCGCCAGTCGCAAGGAATGCTGCATACCCAAAGAACATGGCAAACAGAAGTTCAGGCACACGGTTGAACCACTTGGGCATCTTGTCTACACCCACGCCACCACCTGCCGCGCGGGTTAAGAATGGCAGAAATAAAAGCAACATAAATGTGAACCACGTGGTCATGATTAACCCCATATTATAGCGTGAATACCAGATTGAACAGCTGTGCCACCGTTATCACCTGACCATGTTTGCGTATCAGCACCACCGCCACGTTCAAGCCACGTCAGATAGTGACGGCCTACACCCACATAATCATCGAAGAATGCAGACGGGATTCCTATCGGTCCAGTGTTGGTGATACCTACGTTGTTGGCTGTTTCGGTCAGCGCTGTGGTGTTATCCAAGCCCATTGCTGAATTCACTTGTCGAATAGTGGATGTGCTGTTGATGGCATAGGCCTGAACCCATGCGTGGATGATGTCTTCCTGAACACCTATGACCATTTCAATCTGGTTTGCTGTGCTGCCGTTAGCTTGACGATATGATGCGGTGCTATAGTTCCATGTGTCGGTGGTGTCCACAACCCGCGCCTTGCGTGAGCGTCTGTTGTAGTAGTTCCAGACATAACGCTTTGCGCGCGAATCTTCAGTGGTGTTTGTGGAAGTCGTGTAGAATGTCCCGACATAGCGGCGGGTCGCATCACCATTCTTCACCAATACACCATCCTGTCTTGTCAGGGCGGTTGCGCGCGTGGTGTCGTTTGTCCATGCGAGTATTTCTAATGTTGCAACACCAGCATTTGTATAGATAAAAGCGTCATAAGGACGGCCAGAAGTGAGTCCTGATAATGCTAAGGATATTTCTGAAAAAGTGTAGGTCCACCAACCAGAACCATCATAAAGTGAAATACGATTGTCTGTCAGCGGCGTGTAGTAAAGCGTCGAAGCGCTGGTCACGTCGGTGGTGGTGATTGGTACGCCCGTCGTGAGTGTAAGACGACCACCTGCAATCTGTGAGTTGAAGACACCAAGGTTCGCACGTGCTGCGCCTGCATCCGAAGCGCCTGTTCCGCCATCGGCTACAGAAAGATCCGTGATGCCCGTGATTGAACCACCCGTGACTGTAATCGAGGCGAAGGACTTACCAGTTAGTGCCTGCGTACTGTTGGTGTCTACAAGCTGCTTCCATATAGCGGCACCGACAGAAGCATCGACGCATTGATATATTAGATCGGTAGTAAGATTCACCCATATCGAGCCAGCCGAATAACCGTCACCACTGTCTTCGTTGACCGTTGGTGCGGAAGTGGCTGATGTGTTGTTGAAGATAACACCAGAAGGGATAAAGGTATTGGTAGTGGCATTGACGGTGCCGATTGTGATGTCATCTGTGCCATCAAAGAATTTGACCACCCAAGGCGTTGTGTTGTCATCCACCCATATTATCCCAGCCTGCGCATAAGAAGGCCGTGAAGAACCTTTATGGGATGAATGAACCGCATTCCGCCATGGTTCAAGGTGGGTGTTGAAGAAAGTCGTGCCTGACACAGGACTTTCTAAGTTTCCGAAATCGTATTGACTCATGGCGGTTCCCCTTTGTGCAGAACCAGCTTTACCATATCCATGTTTTCAGTGCTAGTCCCTAGTTGTTTTCCATCCACGCGCGCTTGTTATGCCATAAAATTGAATGGTGTTCAGCTTGTTGAATATCCTGCCATGAAGGCTTGGGTCTGCTGTCCGTCCACGTCACGGCATTGTAGCTGGCCTGCGTGTTACCATCCAGACCACTGTATTCGAATGGCCTTTTCTCACGTGACACGCTTTCACCAAGATACTGAAGAACTTGTGCTACATTCATACTTCTACCCTTCCATAACCAGCAGCAACATAGTCGAAGGTTCTTTCCACACCACCGCCCACGCTATTGAAGAACCTGATGAAGAAACCTGTTTCATCCTTGGCGCTGACTTCATAGTAGTCACCTGTTGCCATGTCCTGCGCCACAATGGAAAGACCATCCAGCGCCTTGAAGGCTGGACTGAACACTACACTTGAACCAGTGACAGGCACCACCAGATCATTGTCTGCTTCAATACGGTCAGGCATGTCGATGGTGACAGACAGGGTGCTGACAAGAGGGGTCACTAAAGCCTGAAGGCTGCGCATCAGTAGGCGGAACTGAATGGCGCGGAACTGTTTATTGCCTGCCGTGAATTCTTCCCACGCTGACCATCCTGCAGGGCTTGTGCCTGGGTCGTTGTTGGTGGTGCGGAACTGAAGCTGGATGAACCAAGCACCTTCACCGATGCCAAACATATCGCCCATGGCGAACAGGTCATCCACTTCAAACAAGTCGCCACCAAGCTGACCGAACATATCATCCATGGCAAACAAGTCTGATTCATCAAACAAGTTGTTCGAGAATCTGGCGTTTGCAATGACAGCGGCTGATATGAATGACGTGAATACATCGGTCAGGTCTACTGTGTTTGCGAAGTAGTAGTAGCCATCAGACGTAGTATCTTGCAGGACGATACCACCCGCTTCCACAATCACATTGTCCTTCGTGCCTGCGAATGTCGGGTCTTCCTGCAGCAACTGAACCACATTGCGGATTGAACCTTCGTTATACGTGACGATGACGGTGGCATTCTCACTTTCGTTGCCAAGAATATCCACCGCCTTGATCAGATAGGTGCCACCTTGGAAGGTTGCTGACAGGCGTGTGCCGATGATCTGGTCTTCAAGCACTTGGGCAGTTGCCCATGACGCACCGCTGAACACACGCGCGAACTTGATCTTGTAGTGGCTGATGTCGATGTCATCGTTTGGTTGCCACTTGAAGTTCGCAGTACCTTCCGCAATCGACACTTCGAATCCCGCAACGTCATCTGGATTGCGTGAAGCACCCACGAATGTGTAGCTATTGATCTGCAATGGCAATGAAAGCACCGTGCCGCCGCGTCTGCGATAGCGAATCAAGACATCGTATGACGAACCATCCTGAAGGCCAGTCAGAATGACGCGGTTGCTTGAAGCCTCCAAGATGTTTGCATTCGTGAAAACATCGGTGCCAGTGACCCTGACGCTGACTACTGGTTCTATTTCACCTTCGTTGTTGTTCTGCAGCGTGATGATCATGCGCGAAGTGTAGCTGCCATCGCTGTTGCGCAGCATGACAGTTTCGTCGGATTGTGGTTCTTCGACAAGAACAGGCGGCACGGGACGCACAAGCAGAAGCGGTGTGGTGATCTTCGAATCGAATGCAGGGATGGTTGCGGATTCAGCAACGAACACGGCAGGCGCATAATCAACAGCGGTGATGCGCGCGGTCAGTTCATCTTGTGGTTCAATCTTCGTGATAACAAGATCAAGTCCACCACCGGCTTCTACGATGTAGCATAAGTCACCCACTTCAGGTGCATCAGCAGCAAGGAACGGTGTCATGAATATGAACGAATTGTTCGTACCTGTGGACGCAATGATCTGCTTGTAAAGCGTAGTCCCATCGACCAGACGTATTCTGGCATAGTAATCGCCACCACTTGGTATAGTGATCATGTCGTCTAGAGTGAACCCCGTCACCATGTCTGGGGATGAACCTGCGAACGCCACCGCCTTGATACGGCCATCACCTATCCCGATTATTGGTGCATCGTGCGCAAACTTGATGCGATCACCGCGCACTGCCACAAGGTTTTCAACGTCAAGCATGAAGCTGTGCGTTTCTGGACGTAGACGTGCCGAAGCAATATGGCGACGACCATGCTTGAATGCTAGGTCTGCATCGGTGCAGGAAAGCAATTCCAACACTTCAAACTTAGTTGCCGCCACTGTTCCTGGTGTAGTGGGCGCACCGAATTCACTGTAGCCATCGTCATAGACAATGCGTTCGTCCATCGCATAGCCCTTGGCTGCATTCCTGAACTGAACACGGAACGCATGCGGCATATCAGGGTAGACCATCTGGCCACTATATCCAAAGCTGTTGCGCGGTGTGATGACCTGCTTGATGTCGGGCTTTTCGCAGTCCATGACCACCGTGCGCTTGCCGTCGATGATGTCTGGTGATGCGGCGCCTGCAGCAGCTACGTCACGCAAGATGGCGTCCACACTTGTTTCATAGTCGATGATGCGATTGTAGCTGTATCCCTTTTCCACGCACAAGGTGTGCCACGTTTCCAGTTGATCGATATCCAGCTTCGCGTCTGGCAACGGCTTGGCATTCGCCAAACCCTGAAGCACGTATCTGTAGATAGATGCTGGGTTGCTGGTAGACCTTTCAATCCATGTATCCGTTCCTGCGTCATAGTCAGGAATCACCGAAGACACGATGACGTTGAATTCATCCAGCACACCATTTAGTTGTTCGCTTGCTTTGATTCTTATGGCTGTTCCGCTGATACCTTCGACGTTCACTGGGTTGCGGTAGGTGAATGTTCTGATGGCAGATAGGCTCACCTTGTCGTAGATGCGGTCTGAAGCTGTGTCAGCAGTAAGGCGACGAATGCGTATGTCGTACTGGCCGCGTGAAGGAAACTTGATGTAGACCGACTTGCGCAGGGCTTCTGTCTGCGAAGCGGTGACGCGCAATGGATTCGCTGCAATACCACCACCATCCAGCACGACATCATTCACAACGATGTTCGGTTCGAAGTCTGTCGATGTCTGGAAGTTCGGGCCTACTGCTGAAGGTGGCCTATCATCCGTGATAGTAAATGTCGTAGAAGTGCCACTATTCGGTCTTTCTCGTTCACTACGAACTGTGACCGTGGCAATCCTTATGGAATTAGCAGGCTGTGTTGGAATGTCGCAGCTTGCCGCGGAAGAAAAGGCGGAGGTTCCTTTCGTGTACGTCAGTTCGCCTGAAAGAATATCGACGGTGATGATATCTTTGCGGAAAGCAATGAAGCTGAATTCATAGGCAAGTCTGGCATCTTCGCGCACTTCGGTGGGCGTGAACGTCGCACCGCTGACTGCATTGTACGTGTTCACCGCTGAAGACCATACCTGTGGACTCACGCCGCTTGGCGCATATTGCAATTCAAGTTCAACCCGCATGGCCACGCGTGTGCCATCAGCATTGAACTGCGACAGACCTTGTGGCCATGTGACATCGACGATTGCTTCATCAGCCTGTGGTCTGGTGGTTCTTATCGTGTAGCCATCGGCCTGCTGCAACAAGACGCTGTAGTCATCTTGGAACGGGTCATTCGGGAATAGATCAACACCATCATTCAAGTCACCATCTTGGCGATGTTCAAGCTGCAGGTCATTGAATTCGCTGATCAGTGTTTCACCTATCTTGAAATCGGAAAGCAGGACTTTGCCGAAGCCATAGGTGAATAGCTGTCTGACGTACTGGTCATTGTCGACGGTTTCGGTGAATGGACGGGCTGCCTGTTTCGGGAACATGCGGTTCTTGCCCAAGCAGGTCGGGACGACACCATAAGGTTCAAGTGAGTTGCGCGCACCTTCGATGAACATGGTGGGTGATTCTGTTGGATTGTCATTGCGCGCGCTGTTCGCATTTGAAGGCTTTGGTGGTGGCGCAATCGCATTGATCAGCATATTGCCCACAATACCGATACCACCTGCAACCAAGCGGCCTGCCAGCGTCAGCTTCGCGGCAGACATACCAAGTGAAGCATAGCCAAGACCTGCGACGATGTAAGGCGCTGCCACCATCAAGGCAATGGACAGGATGGATGCAAGCGGGTTCTTCTTGCCACCGCCACCGCCACCTTGCGGCACGATGTTCACGACGACGTTCTGGCCTATCTCTGGATAGACGCGATGCCAGTCACCTTCCAAGATGGGTTTGCCGTCGACCTGAATGATTGCGGCATAGGGGCTGTCTTCTGGCAGGAATAGATTGCGCACGTCTTGCAGGTTCGAACCGACGACAATGACGCGGCTGACCTGCTTATTGCTGAATGGCAGCGGGGCTGCATATACTCTTAGATTCCCCGTCATATCGCACTATCCCTTCGATACTACTGCGCCATTTCACTGTGTCGTATCGTTCAAGAACAGTTCCGATACCACGCACGCAATGTAGCATATATCCCGCCTTTGTCACTAGCATGACGTGCATAGGTACACCGCGCATTCTTCCGATGATGACATCAAACGGTGCAGGCTTGCCTTCAACCTGCTTCCAGACGGTCTTGCTTTGCTCGGCAATCAGAATGCCAAGGGCTTCCCTGTCGTCGGTCTTCTCATAGTGCTGCAGATAGTCAGGAAGGATGATTCCACGCTTATGATGATAGACGTGGCATACCAGCCCCCAGCAATCAAAGCCTGCTAGGTCACGGCCTTTTTCTTTGAAGGGAATGCCTACATACTCACGCCACCAGCCGTCCATTAGAAGATGCCTGGGAAGTCTGATGGGTTGAAGCGGCAATATGGGAATGGTTCTAGATCGTAGTATTCCATGGTCAGGTCGCCACTGACTGTCAGAGCATCATAGGTCACACGTTCCAGCCTGAATTCATCGGAATCATATACAGGCGTGTCGACATCGGATGAAAGCACAATCTGGATACGGATGGCGATGGCGCTGTCAGCTTGGCGAACTGCAGCCACCATGCGCTGGTCTATATTATCGATGGACAGACGACCCGTTGCAATGCCTGTGTCATTCTGCGCTGGCAATGAAAATGCAAACGGCAGGAACAGGAATTCTTCGCCCTGCGACACCACACCGCGCACACCAGCAACAGGTAGAACTTCGAATGGGTCGTCGCACACGCGTATGTCTTCCGCAAAGTTTGGGTGGGTGATGGTCAGAAGGCAGATGAATACTTCACCCGTTTCCTGTGAGAATGTAGCATCCCTTAATTGTTGGCTGATAGTCCGTGGCATAGTGAACCCCTACGGCATGATCTCAAGGTTGATGGATACACGATAGTCTATGCCTTCACGTTCGACATAGGCAGGACGTTCCACGAAGCGGACGGATACTGGGTCGCCTGTACGTGGGTGGTCCATATCAAACGCATCTACGCCGCTGAAAAGTGTGGTCGTGTAGAAGTCGTCCAAGGTTTGAACTTCTGCCGGTGTCAGGTTCAATTCGAACGATATGGGGCGCGTGTTGGCAGTAGTGCGTCTGCGCAGCTTGGCGGGTCCCTTGTCCATGGACGAACGAAGGACATTGTCAGGCGGTGATTCACGCAGTGTGTTCAGTGCTGGTGGTGGAAGGTCTGTGGGCCATACTGCCATATACTACCGCCTTGTAAGTGCGCGTTGATCTCTCGCTGCAAGCGACTGCGCGGTCTGTGAACCCTTGTTCGCAACATTCGCAGCCACCGCTTGATCAATCATGATCATCAAGTCAGTACCACTGTCGGTCTGCTTTGTCGATGTCTTCACGTTCGCACCCACGTTGTTCACCACATTGACGGTGATCTTCTCACCACCAGCCATCATGCTTTTGCTTTCCTGTGCGGATAGAACGGTTTCACCTTTGTGGATACGTGCGTCCATGTCGTATGGGACATTGCGTACACCGGTTGCGAAGCTGAAGGATGGCAATGCGTCGTAGATGCTGCTGAAGAAACTTCCAATGCCTGCGCTGCTTCCACCTTTTCCACCGCCCTTGAACAAGCCCTTCGCAGCACCGCCCAGAAATTCATTCAGCGGGGAAGTGACAAGCTGGTTGAACAAGACCTTCTCAATCTGCTTGCCAAGGCTGCCCAGTACATCGCTGAACTTTTCCGCACCAAGAACACCATCTTCGAAGGCATCACTGAACGCGCCACCCAAGTCCATCGCCAGCTTCTCTGCTGCCTTTTCCTGCTTCTGCAGTTCGTCGAACGTAGCCACGTTGTCTTTGATGGTATCAACCTGCTTCTGCATGGCTGGTGTCAGCTTGGTATCGAATGAGCGCGCAAGGTCTGCTACGCTGAAGTCCACCTGTTTCAGTTTTTCTTCAAGGTCAGTCATGCCGCTGGTGTAGATGTCACGGCTGGTCTGACGCTGCAACTTGCCAAGCGCGTCGGAAAGTTTCTTCGCGTTTGCTTCTGCCTTCACCACACCATCTGCATCAAGTAGTTCGGACATTCCACCAGAACCAGAAGCGGTCTTCTTCTTTGGCGCATAGTCACCTGTTCCAGTGTATCTTTCCTGCGCCACTTTGAAGGCTTCAGCGGCCACGTCTTTATCGATAGCACCAACGGCTGAACCTATAAGAATGAAGTTTTCAGCAATACCCGTCAGCAGCTTCTGATCAAGGAACTTCAGGAATTTCACCAGACCTTCGCCTGAGAAGTTCAGCGCCTTGATTCCCAGCGTGTTAATGGAATCACCAAGGTCATCAAGGTATTGCACCGTGTCTGCGCTCATTGCCAAGCCAAGGCGAACCTGTTCATCAACGAACGACTGCAGCGCCTCGCCACCTTTCGTCAGTGTAGGAAGCAACGAAACTATGCCCTTCCCGAAGATTGCAGTGGCTGCTGCCGCCTGCTGTCCGCGCGTACTAAGCTGTGAAATAGCTGTGGATATTTTAAGGAACTGCTGTTCCGGTGAAAGGCGCTTCAGTTCGTCCACCGACAAACCGATTGCCGCGAATGCGCTGGCCGCTGACTTGTTGCCTGCGGCAGCCTTGGCAAGGTTGATCGACATCTTGTTCAGCGATGAACCAAAGCTGTCCAGTGACCCACCGGCGTTTTCTATTTCTGGCTGTAAGGCGCTGAAGAACTGTGCTGAAACACCCGTGCGTTCTTCAAGGACTTTCAGCTGATCTGCCAGCATCAGAATCTGCTGGCCGTAGTTCACCACAGAACGCACTGAGAAATAGACAGCTAAGCCCTGCGCAGCCCTGCCCAGCGAAAAAAAACTTTGTTCGGTGCGTTTGTTTGATGATCGGAACTTACCTTCAGCGCCCTCAAGGGCTTTTGTAGCGCGCTGCACACCGGCTTCGAAGTCGCCTGAATCTGCAGTCAGGATAGTCTTGATCCTTGTATCTGCGTTGTTTCCGGTCATTTCGATTCCTTCTGCATGTCATTGTGGAACTTGAACCTGCGTAGAATATCAGATTCGTCTATGACTTTCGATTGTTCTTTTTTGTCAGCAAGCAGCTTCTTCAGATTAGGCAACGTCTTTGCCCTGCTAAACATGGCAAGGTGCCAGCTATGCCACAGCTTGGACTTGTGTTCTGCGTGGATTATTTCGTGGAATGATTCAAGCCTGACAACGAGTTGCCATGGGGTCATCTGCCAGAATTCAGAAGGCGCGATACCAAGCTGCTGAGTGATCTTGATGGCTTCGCGGACGATGTCAGTTTTTTTTTAACTTCTTTACTGATGGGCGTGTCGGTTCCTTGTGGCGGACCGTCGGGACCAAAGTACGCATAGCAGGCAAGGTCGTCTAGCTTCTCATTCGTCTGGATGATGGGAAGCGCAGGGTCAGCCTTCAAGACATCTTCAAGCGTGATATCGGGATGGTTTGCCGCAAGCGCGTAGTGAATGATCTTGGCGTTTTCTTCGACTGTGTTGATGAAGATGGTGCGCAGTGCATCTGGTCCTATGTCACTTTGAATCTTGGCTATGGCTTGCCAGTCCAGCTTCATCACGTAGGACTTGCCGCTAATATCGATAGGGACTTCGCCAGTGTATTTATTTCCAGCCATGGTTTAGCTGAAGGTCACGTTGCCTGAGATACGAAGGCTGAAGCTGCCATCCAGCTTGGCATCGACACCACCTGACACCGGTGCGGACTTCACGAAGGCCGTGAAGGTAGCAGTCGAAGCGTCAGAGAAGGTTGCACGGAAGTTATGGATGACGCGGCTTGCCTTTGCAGCGCGCACAAGGTCTTGCCCTGGGTCGTTTGGCAGGTAGTTGGTTTCAACTGAGAAGTTGCCGAAGTCCTGAAGACCCATGCGGAATTCTTTTGCGGTGGATTGCAGGTGGGTCACGTCAATTTCTGACGCTTCGCCATCGAAGCCTTGGAAGCTGACTATTTCTTTCACTTCGGTAAAGCCCAAAGGTGAAGAACCGTTGCCGATTTCTAGCTTGAAGCCTTGGGTTTCTAATGCGTCCGACATGATACCTAACTCCCTAATGGTTCGAATGTTACCAGATAGTCCTGCGATACCCTATGAAGGAAAGGCTGATCCGTCTGGTCGAATATATCTACTGCATTCTGCAGCGATATGCCAGCGAATCTTATCTGTTCGGCAGGACTTGTCCCTGGAATAGTGACTGTACCGCGGTATCCATCCAACACAGCAGCCAACTTTTCGGCTGTTTCCTTCGCATCCAGCGGCAGGTCATTGTAGACATCAATCTGCATCAGCGCCTGCGAAATACTGTTTGGACCATTTATGGTGCGCCATGGGGTGGTTTCAATTCTCTGGTACACGATGAAAGGTCTGGAAGAATTCTTCTTCGCCAGCGAGGCGTACACGCGCACGTTTGAACCAGAACCTACGCCAAGGCCTGATATGTTTTTGATGATTTCAAACAGCGCGCGTTCCATTATCATTTCTTGTTTGCCCCGTACCGTTGAATGGCTTTCAGTGATAGCTGCGTGACCTTGGCCACCATATAGACCTTCTGTATCTGCATGGCTTCTTTGATAGCAGATTCGAAGGCGCGTTCATACCACCGCGTGGCAGGAATGTATCGGGTACCACGGTTCAGGAAGTCAAGCCAGAAGGCACGGCCACGCGTTACCACGGCGGCACGTTTGTTCCTGTATCGCTTTTTTAGCTTGCGCGCTTTGATGTTCTGCTTGCCAGTGCCGTACTCTTTGCTGGCCTGTGACTGCCTGCCTGTGTGGCGCGGTGCTTGTGCCTTGGCAACCTTGGCGATATGGCGCGCACCTGCCATCACACCTTCACCCAGCACCGTATTCGCTATTTCAGGCGGCAGGGCTTTGAACACCTGCTTCAGTTCCTTGAACCCTTCTGTGCGTACCTGAATGTGCATCATTCAGCCCCTGTCAGTTGTGCCGTCAGCCAAAGTTCACCATTCAGGCGTTCGCTGCGGTCTGCATGCTGGATATAGTAGGTCTGCCCCATCCACGTGAAGCGCCATGCCGTATTGACATCATCACGGTAGTGCATGCGCAGCCGGATTGTTTCGCGCGCATTCTCTCTGGCTGATTGCAAGGCTTCTGTTCCGTGTGGCGTGATAACTTCAGCCCACACCGTATCAACGTCAGACCATTCCGAAGTAAGCTGGCCACCGTCGTTCGTTTCGACGCATTCCTGAAGCGTGATCTGCTGGTTCAGTTTGCCAAGATTTTTCATCCGAAGATTGCCTTCCTTTGTTCTTCCCATTCTTCTGCGTACGAAGCAGGCTTCACGCCCATTTCAGGGGTGCCGCGCGTGAAGTGTACCGCGAAGGGTTTGATGGCCTTTGGGCTGTGGCCTTCAAGCCAGTTCCACGCTTCTGGTAAGCTGCCTATCTGTTCATCCTTCAGCCAGCCAAGACCATGCAATGCGCGGCCTGTGTCTTTGTTTACTTTTTCTTCTGTCAGCACCTTCAACGCAGGATGCGCGCAGTTGAACAGCATCAGTGATGACCAGTTCTTGCGTTCATAGTTAGACTGTGGCTGGCCATTCATCTTGGTTTTCTTTTTATCCGTGTATTCGTGTTGCACTACAGACACCACCTTGTCGTCACGAATGAACCTTGCCAGCTTGCGAATGTCATCACGGAACAAGAAGTCGCCATCCACGAACACGGCATGTCCTTGGTATGCCATCAGGTTTGGCACAAGGAAGCGTGATATGGCGAATTCGGTGGCCATAGGCGCACCACTGATCACGTCATGCAGCTTGCCATCTTCTCTGGTTGTCGGACGCGTGTACTGCGACATTCCTTGCAGGTGCGCAAGAACGATAGGGCGAACCACCACGTTCGGTGCATGCTTGCGAATAGATGCCACGGTGACAGCGTATGATTGCGGGAAGCGTGGGTCGTAACCTACAAAGACTTTAAGATGATGCGCTTGCATATAGAATCCCCTGTGCAGCTTCTTTTACCATAGCAGGGGTTATTCTATCCAGTGCTTTCGTACAAAGTGGGCAGCGTTCCCATTTTCCACAGCCTGTATGACCTGTGTTCCCAGTCAAGTTCACGTGCGTTTTGTAGCCTGTCACTTCTGGAGGCGTGAACCCACCATGGATGACCACGGCAGGGCGCCCCATCGAAGCGGCAACGTGATGGATGCCGCCTTCAGCAGTCAGCACAATCTGTGCGCGCGATACCACCGCGGCTGCATGGCGCATGGTCGGTGTGCGGTACAGCGTAGCGGAAGGTAGGACTTCAGTTTCTTCTGGTCCAAGCTGAAGCACTGGCAACGGGAATCCATCGATTACTTCTTCCCAGCGGTCTTCGCCCCAGTCCTTGTTTGGGCTGGCATTCTCTTTGATGGTTGGCGACACCACTGCGAATGGAAAGTCCAGATCTGCGCATGACTGATATTCCTGCATCGTCAGGTGAATCTTCCCAGCGCGTGGCCGATATTTCAGATTGTAGATGGCATGATTGCCTTCCCAGCGCGTGATGTAAGGCCTGACACCTGAACCGTCTATGATGGTTTGTTCTGCGTCCTTGTTGAATGATGGATTGTGTTTCCACATTTCATGGTCACGACGCTTGCCGTGGCGGTCTAGGATTGCACAAGGCTTGCCGGTTGCTATGTGTTGCAGTTCCACACGGCCTAGGGCCATTATTTCATCACCTATTCCCATTATACCCACGCCATAATGTAGTCACCTGAAATCACTTCCTTCTGCACCATACCGTATTCCTCGAGCAGCTTCACAGCAGCAAGCTGTGGCAGGCCATACTGTTCAGACATCTTGCCCTTCTGTTCCACTACAACCACAGGCTTGCAGCGTTTGATAGTTTGTTCGGCACCCTTGATGACGTTTGCTTCATAGCCTTCGCAGTCGATCTTGATGAAGGACACGTGTTCAAGGTTTTCTTCGTCCAGTGTAATCATGGGAACGTCACCCTTCCCCTTGACGATACCTGTGTCACCGCTGCTGTTTGGTGTGCGGGTTTCAAGTTTTACCATACCGCGTTCTTTGCCCAAGGCTTCGATGCGCATGGCCACGTTGCCGAATTCCTTCAGGTTTCGCAGGAAGCATTGCTGATGGATTGACATGGGTTCGAAAGCAAGCACGGATTCGAAGTCGTGCGCCATAAGGAATGACCACAAACCGATATGACCGCCCACGTCGACGGCCATACCATGCTCGGTGACATATTTCATTGCTGCGTAGTATTTATGCGCTTGATAACATAGACGGCCATGGTGCTTCTGGTCTGATGTTAGCATCCAGTCCATCAGGTGTTCTTCATAAGCAGGCATCACCCACCCATCAAACTTGATCATCTCTGCAGCATGCGCCATGCAACGCCCCTTTCCATTTCAGCAAGTGTCCACTGGTTAGCAGCCAGCACCCCTGCCCATTCATATACGCCATCAGGATAGTACGGGTATTCTATTTCGGCAAGGTTCGACTTCCCCATGCGGAACGAAGCTGCGTTCGGTGATGTCACGAATACCGGCACACCGTGCATCAATGCTTCGACTGCTGCATTGCTGGAATGGCATACCACCGCCCACGCCTTGGACAGCTTCTTCACCAGTGGGCCATCTTCGCCATTCTTCCAGCGCACAATTACATCGCGGTCTGTGTGTCTGTGGATTATGTCCAGCGTTCTTTCAAGCCACTGTGCATCACCAAACCTGTCGAAGTGCGACTGTGACTGTGGGCAGACAATGATTGCACCGCCTGACTTGTGGAAACGGCGCGCGCTTTGATACCATCTGGAAAGCCGTCTGAAGTCTGGTTGGCCTTTTCCGTTGTGCTGGTACGCATTCTTCGTGATGCGATAGAAGCTGCCGCGTTCGAAATATCCATGGTCGCCATAGTACCAGTTATGACCGGCGGCAATCGCCTGCTGCAGATCGACCCAGTTCACAGGGCTGCCGAACCCTGCCCATGGCCCGCCTATGTAATCCGTCAGAACACGACCACCGCAGCCCTTCGCGAACGCTTTTGCAAACCTTGGTGAGGTCAATTCATCTGGGACTTCATAGACATTCATGCAGTGACATCCTTGGGAAGCATTGTATTGCTGATTCACGCGAAGCATTCAAGACTGGAATGTCGATGCAGTCTGCAGCAAGGTTGATGCGCTTCAGCCATTCCTTGTAGTTGCTGCTATGTGACGAACGCTTGTATGGGGTATTGTCGAACCAGTGTTTCTTCGTGCCGGTGTAGCCATAATCAAAGCCCAGCAGCACAATCTTGGAAGCCCCCTGTAGGTAGGCAAGGTTCATGGTCTGGAAGCCGCTGTTGCCACCTGAAGCAATCACACCCTTGCCGCCCCAGATGATGTCGAAGTCAATGTCGATATGTTCAAGGCCGTATTGTTGCGCTGCATCTAGATTGCATGTCCACTTTTCACCGGCGAATTCAGGAAGCCCCTTCTTGATATGCCACCATTCATTGTCCGCGCAGTATGTCGCATCTGCCCATGGCGCCAGATAGATGGCTTCCTTTACTGCGTAAACACGTCCAGTGCCACGGCATAGATCAACGTCTTCTTGCGTGAGGCTTGGACCGTTAGCAATAACGATTGCAGTGGTCACGGATTAGATTCCAAGGTTTGTGCGATATGGCCACAGCTTGTTCATCACTGCTGGATTGTCTGCCACGATTGAACCAACAACGAGCGCACCGCGTTGTTCCCATGAAGAAGTGATAAGCATCAAGGCCGCTTCCTGTATATCAGCAGGCACTTCAGTGGGCGAAACGTCCATGCCAGGGAGTTCATCAACCGAATCATAGTTGCAGAACTTGGCGATGTACGCCCCAGCACTGTCGATATACAAATTGATCAGGTCGTCTTCTGCGTTATTTGTTACGCGAAGTTGCGCCTTTGCCATTGTTAGACTTACCAGTTTTGCCATGTGCTTTGCCCACTGCCTTGTTCGATGTCTTAGGCGCTTTAATCACCTTGTTATCGACAATAGCAGGCTTGGTAATCTTTTTCACCACAATTTCTTCAGCAAGGCCATTCTGAATCCAGTGATTGGCGCGCGAACGCGGTAGCTTGTAGAAACCACCTTCAACAATCTCGCCTTTTACAGTGTCGCTGAATCCTTTTAAGGCTTTAACTTTTACAATGTCAGACATGATAGAATCCTTCGTTTATAGGGTTGCAGTTCTTTTGCCATATCACGATTCGCTATGCTTCCGCAATAAAGAAGGGGCTGCCAGTTTCCTGACAACCCCTTCCAAGGTGCTATGGCTAGACCTAAAAGGCTTACACCATCATCGAGCCGTAACGAGCAGCGGCAGGAACGCGAGTTTCTAGAGCGCCGCGCAATTCAGCACGAATGGTGATAAGGTTCTTCTGCACGTTGTCTTCGTCCTGTTCAAACATTTCAACAACCGTGTTCTGGCGATTCCACCACTGGTACGCTTCGAAGAAGTCAGCAACGATGGCCTTGCCCAAAGGCACGGCCACGTTCGAAACGGTAGCCAGACCCCATGGACCAGAGATAGGCGCACGACGTGGATCGCCAAACAGGTACTGGCCTTGCGAGTCTTTGGACGTATTGATTGCCCAAAGGTCAGCAGGGTTCAGCATGACGCCGTTTGCGTAGTAGCCAGCAGATTCCAACGCAGCAGCCATTGCAGCAATACCGTCCAGCTTGGTCGTCTGTGCGGAAGTTGGTGTGAAGGCTGTGAAGTTGCCGGTGTCAGTGATACCCGATACGTTCGGGGTCGAACCATCACCAATGATGATTTGTTGATCACGACGCTTTTCAACTGAGTAGGCCAGACGTGCGTTGATGTACGAAGCCAAGGCAGGTGCATCAGCAGCAAGCTGTTTCGAAATCTTCAGGAACGTCGCAATCGTTGCGATGTTCGTGGTGACGAGTTCGAAGGTCAGTGCTGACTGTGGCTTCGCAGAACCTTCTGACGTTTCAGCGGCAGAATTGGTGTACGTTGCTTCACGCGTCGATTCAATCACGTTTGCCGTGGTATTTAGCGACGGAATCAGATCAAGCGCATTCAAGCGGAACGAAGCACCTGCAATGATACCAGAGTTGCGTTGCGGACCAGTCGTTGCATCGGTCTGGGTGACGGTGTTCTTACTTTCCATCACTGACTTGGTTGCAACTTCCATGCGCGCACGTGCAGTCTTGCCTTCAAAGAAATTCTTCACAGCTTCAGACTTAGCGAACAATTCACCAAAGGATTCCTTCACTTCAGCTTTGCCGGCCTTAATGCCTTCAGCAACTTGCTGTTCGATGTCAGTAAGCCGCTTAAACGCTTTTTCCAACTGTTCGGCATTTTCTTGACCAAACTTTACAGCTGCGGCGACGGTTTCCTTGCCTTCTTTCGAGAGTTTTTCTTGTTCAGCGATGAAGGTGTCTACGGTTTTCTTTTGAGCAGCCAAGCCATCAAGTGCGGCTTTGAACTGTTCTTCAATTTTGTTTTCGGTTGTCATGATTTGGTACTCCTAATGTGATGAATGGTTTGGACTCAGTGTTGAACTTCTGCAGGATGCCCAGCAGTTGTTCGTTCTTCGCCCCGTCTTCATCAGCGTCACGCAGGAGTACGGTTTGGAATTGACCAATGAAGGCCACCGCGGCAGACTTTGAAAACCCAGCTACGTCACGCAGGAAGGATTCAATGTCGGACTTGGTTCGTAGATCATCTAGCATGGACTTGATACTAGCGCGATCAATTTGTGCAGCAGCATCGGCAGGGTCGTCGACGGCTGATATTTCGAAAAGGTCAATCTTGTGCAGTTCGCGGATACCGCCGCGCTTCACGCTTCCGCCTTCTGGGATGCGGTAGCCTATCGACAGGCCAGTCAGTGTACCGTCTGCCATTGCTGCCTTCACCGCTTCCGCTGTTGGATGCCCAGGTGTCAGGCGACCAGCAACCAGAAGGCCTTTGCTGTCTTCTTCAAGATTCGTCCACTTGCCGATGCGCGCAGGCATGTCAGCACGATACTTCACGTGGTTGAAGTACATGGATATTGCGCGTTCTTTTTGCTTGATGGTGTCCTTGTACGCCCCAGGCATCACGGTGTCTTTGTAGGAATCAACGCCACCGAATACGCTGGCATAGCCTTCGAAGGTTCCCTTCGCAGCGTCCAGCTTGAATTCCATTTCGTCGAACTGTGCGTACTTCTTTTCCATGTCCGCATTATACGGATTCGTGAACTTTGCGCAATGGGTATTACTTAGCTGCCGATTCGTCGGTCTGATTGTTTGCTGTTGTGATGCTTGGTGTGCTAAAAGTGCGCATAGGGTCTGCCAGTTTCTCAATAGGGAACATTTGTTGCTGCATGAACAGATTGCTGCCGCCAGCCTTCGGTGCATAGCCAAGGCGTTCGCGCGCTTCGTTTGGTTCGAAGATTGCGCCGGTGATACCTTCCTTCAACATTTTGATCATTTCACCTTCCGACATACGCAGGAACGCATCGGTGTCGAATTCAATCTTCACCTTTCCTTGTTCTTCAGGCAACAGCAAGCTGCTCTCCATTGCGCTTTCGTAACGCTGCAATAATGGACGCAAGCCTGTTTTATAGAACCCATACAGTATTTCACTGAAGGATGATGCGATGGTGGTCGCGTCGCCGCTGCCTATCAATTCCTTCGGCACTGCGAAGTAGCGGCATATGTCTTCAATTTGGAACTTGCGGGTCGATAGCAGTTCCATATCCAGCGGCGTCATCTTCACCTGCTGATACTTGAAATCGGCTTCAAGAACTAGAAGGTTGTCTTCAGTCCCTTCAGCTAATTCTGCGAAGTTTGTCTTCACTGCCGCGCGCTGGTCTGCTTTCAAAGCGCGATCAATTGTCAAGATGCCGCCTGGCTTACCGCCATTGCGGTACATCTTCGACACGCTGCCTTCTGCCGCCTGTCCTATACCAACGCTGTTGCGCATGTAGTCGAGAGGTGAAAGGCCTATCAGCCCGTTACCCATGCCCTTCACGTGCATGATTGACGAAGCGGCAAAAACCTTCACGTCTGCATTGTCTTGATACTGGTAGACGATTGAGCCGTCAGGCAGCAGTACAACGTCCATCTGGTCTGCGACCATAGGCTGTAAACCGATGATATCGCCGCCTAAGTTTCGTTGTTTGTAAGAGTAGCTGTTGCCGCGAAGAACTGATGATAGTCCAGAAGTTTCCATGAATTCGCCACGATTCTGCCAGCGGTTCACTTTGCCAGTGAACAGGCGCGCGATGTCATGCTTCTTGTTTTCGGTGTAATTGCCTTTGCGATCTACGTCATAGACTTTGATGGGCAGGCTGCCGATTGATTCGACAAGCAGCTTGCAGCAAGCCCAAACGGCTGAAACTTGAAGCGCAGTATCAATGGTAACGGTGCTTGCGGATTCATAAGGGTAGTTGTTTGGGTACGGTATCTGCTGACCTTGTGGAACGGAAAGGCTACCCAAGCCGTCGACACCCCTGCCGAATATCCGTCTGAAAACTAACGCCATGATAGTCGGCCCCTTCGTTATGCTGTCGGCAATTTAACCCAGAACGAGCCGTATGTCTATCGTAGGATAAGCGGGTCCTTCACAAACGTGTCAAATTCTTGTTCATCATCCGCTGCTGTCCGCTTCGCTGCGCCTGCCGCCATCACAAGCGCCTGCAGTCCATCGATGCGGCCTGTGGACTTCGCCTTGTCCAGTTTCCGATTGCCTGCTGGGTCTTTCGTCACTTTCGCATTCGCGGCGCACATGGTCAGCACTGGGTTCATGCCGTGACGAAAGTTTCCACCAAGGAAGATTTCTTCCGCGATGTCGATGGCATATTCCATGTCCTTGAAGCCCTGACCCCATTCGACCAGCGGAAGTTCCAGTCCTATCTTTTCGCATTCGCGTTTGAAGTCATCAATCTTCCAGCGGTCATACGCGATGACCGGCACGTTCAACCCGTCAATGATTGCACCCACTTCGCTGGCCACGTAGTCATATCCGACCTTCGGCCCTGGTGTGACGCGCATGTGACCTTGCTGCACCCACGTCAGGTACGGCTGCTTGTCCACCTTCTGCCGTTCGGCAAGCCCCTGTTCAGGTGTCCAGAACCATGCGTACACGTTCCACTTGCCACGCGCCCAGCCTATGAGCAGGAAGCACGTCAAGTCGATACGGCCTGACAGATCGAGCGCGCCATATAGCACGTCACATTCTTCGATAGGCACTGGGTCGTCGCCACAGCCTTCCCAGATTCCGATGGTGATGAACGGTGACAAGGATGACACGCGCTGGTTCAGGTACAGGTTGCGGAATGCGTTTTCGAATGACGGCATACGCTGCGCGCGCTTTGCCATCTTGCGCATGTCGGATTCACTACGGAAGTTTCCCAGCGCCGGATTGCTTGCGCGCCACTGTTCTTCATCCATCACGTCGCAACCCTTTTTGGCTTCGTAGACATGGCAGACGATATGCGGGTCCTTCGACTTCCGCGCGTCATCAATCATGGTGGATAGAAGGTCGGTGTCGTTCTCTGCCTGCGTACTGATAATCAGAAGCAGTGGGATTTCATGCGCACCTTGTGATGTCATGATGGCATCGACGAAAGCGTCGTGCGGTCCCTTGATCTGGCCAGTTTCATCAAGGATTGCCACGATAGGCGACCCACCCATGGCTGTTGCAGCTTCTGCAGATATCGCCTGATAGGTCACATTCATCGGCAGGCCTATCAGAATCTTCTTCGATGGGATGGGCTTCACCATCAGCGACAGTGCAGGGTTCAGTTTTACCATCTTGGATGCGTAGTTGTAAACCTTCGCCGCCTGTTCACGCGACAATGCACCTGAAACGATTTCGCTGTTCTGCTTTGCTTCGGGTCCGACAAGGTGGCCAAGCACAAGGCAGGCGATGGTGCCGGTCTTCGCGTTCTTCCGGCCAGTCGAAAGGATGCCAAGTTCGGTGGGTACTGGATTGTCGTACACGTCCAAGATGAACTTGCGCTGGAACGGGTCGAGTCGTAGCGGCTGACCCACGAACATGCCTTCCGGTACACGGCAGAAGGTTTCAATGAAGCGGCACATGCGTTCGCCGCGCGTTTCGATTCTTTTTCCCTGCTTTTCGTGCAGTTTTTCTGCGTTTTTGGCGACAATCTTCGCAGATTCTATGGTTTCTTGCGGGTTTTCATGGACTTTTGCAGCCATATTTCAGCCGTTTAGTGGGTCGTAGCAGGCGTTGGTATCAGGTCTGACCCGCCTTCATGGATGGCTGGGGCTTCTTCTTTCGCACCCTTCACGGCTTTGCGCGCCTGTCTTTCGGCTGCCAAGGCTGCTGCGCTGTCCCTTGCGTCGCCATTCTTGGCCGCTGCATTCACCTGAAGGACGCGGGATAGTGCGATTGCACGGCGCGTCAGGACTTCCATGACAGCAAAGCGGGGGTTGGCAATGGGCGTGTCCTTCTTGTTCTTAATCACCGCACCTTCCAAGCGAAGCATGCGCTGTTGAATCTCTATGTCGGACTTGCAGCGCGCCAAGTTTGCAGCCAGTTCAAGGTCAGCCACGTCCCAGTTCTCACGCGCACGGGCGCACACGACGGATTCCCAGAAGGGCATTTCATGGGGTTGTAGACGCACATGTTCAGGTGGTTCAAATGGCTTGGCCAAGGCGTTTGCCATTGACTTCTGCTGTGCCTCTATGGTGTTGGACGGTAAGCGTTTCTGGTCTGGGTTCTTTTTGGCCATACTTGTGTTCTACCCCTTTTTTTTCGGGTTCGCAATAAAAGTCTGC